TGTAGTGCAATATGTACGACATAATAGTGTGTTGTATAAAAACGTATTAGCAAAAGGATAAGATTATGGGATATACAGAAGCATTATTGGGAAGAGATTATAGAAGAGAATCGGAAGATCTTCAAAAAAAGTCTAAAAAGAAAAGTCTTTGGGGCTCTATTGGTAGAACTGTTGGTACATTAGGAGCAATGGCTATATCTGGAGGCACTTTAAATCCAGTAACACTCGGTCTTCTTTCTGGAGGTGCTAGCTTTTTAGTTGGTGCTATTGGAGCTAGGGCTGCTGGAGGAAAGTTAACTGGTGGAACATTTATGCAAGAAGAAAGAAAAAGTTTGCAAAAGGAATTAGGTGCATTTGGTTCTCAAAATATAACTTCTTCTCTTAAATCTGGACTACAAGCTGGTATAGGTCAAGCTACTAAACTCTATGGAGAAGGTTCTAGAGCAAAGGAGCTTGGCAAATCTGCTGAAGAAGTAGCAAAGATTAGAAAAGGTACAAGCTTTGGAGAAAGTTTTGGAGAAAGTTTTGTAGGTAAGCATGGAGGAACGGATGTTTTACATAAAATGAAGCAGGGAAAGGCAGATCTATTATATGGTGGAGATAGGACTACAGCTTCTAAGAAAGTATCTAAAGGTTTAAAGAATTATGAATTTGTATCAGATTCTCCTGAAAATATAACAAAAGGAACTTTTTCTGGTGATGATCTTTATGATTGGGATGATGATATGGCATCTTCTTCTTGGAAGTCAGGAGGAGAACAAATAAGTGCATATGATATTGAGAAGAATAAGATGAAAGCATTGGGAGAATTTGTTCAAGATAAAGATATGATGTCACAATATGGAGATCAATTATATAAAGAGGGGGCTGGATTTACTGGTGATGATATTACTCAAACGAGAGATGTAATGGCTAAGTATGCAACCCCACAAGAACAAGGCTTAGCAAAGACTACTGTTACGAATACTTATGGCAATAGAGACGCTACAAATGTTGGTGGTGAATATTTTTTTGAAGAGACTAAAAATAAGAGTTTATGGGATAAGACTAAAGATTTTATTGATGTTTCAGATGTTGAAGAAAAGAGAGCTATAGAGTCACAGCTTGCACAATATCGTGGAAATATGTCAGCTAATGTTCCAAATAAATCTTGGCAGGAACAAATAGGACTTGGTAAGGGAGAGACTGAGCTTCAAAAAGGGTTTGATCAATATAAAACATTTGAAGTTGGTGAATATCCTAATTATACTCGTACAAATAAATGGGAAATAAAATAATGGCCGGATATAGCAAAGGCATAGTAGATACACGTAAACTTAATAAGGATAGTAAAGCCAAACTAGGTCGTAGAGGTGATACTAAAATACGTGAGGTAGATAATAGGGCATCTCACGTTAATGCTTTAGAAGCTTATCTTATTGATGTTAACGGTAAGGCAGGGGAAGAGTATGCTAAAAGAGTTGGTGCTGGTACTGTAAATCCTCTTACTGGTATGCCTGAATATCATGATGAAGATGATCATACAAACGCAGATCATCAGACTCATCAAATGGAAACTAAGACTGATAATGACGGTAATACATATCAAGAAACTAATTATAATGTTCCATTATATACTCAGGGAGAGTTTACATCAAATCAAGCTCTTTTAGGAGAAGCTATTGGAACTTATAGCCCCGGTGAAGGGCAGTTAGATTATGATGCCTATTCTAAATTGGGTGATATAGAAAGAGCTGCTTATTTAGAGGAATTTGATATTACTGCTGATAAATTAAAATATATATCTCCTCTTGAGCAAGAGCCTTTTGATATTTTAGAAAAACAAAGAGACTTGAGTGTTGGGAGATTAGGAGAAGTAAGAGGATTTGAAGAAAGAGGATTAAAAAGTGCATATGGAGCTACTATGGGTGCACTGGGAAGTCAGCAAGCAGCCCTTGGTAGGTCTACAGGACGTGGAATTAGTCAGGCTACTCAAGGTGCAGGACAGGCTATGCGTAAGTCTAATATGGCTTTTAGTGGAACTGTTGCTCAAGGATTGCAAACACAGAAAAAACAATTATTTCAAGATTATTCAGCAGGTACGAAAGATATTAAACGAGAAAGGGGAACTGCATTACAAGAATTAAATTTAGGTATGGATACTGCAGCTGCTACAGAGCAATACGGAATAGATACAGCAGGTCTAGATTATTCAACAGATGTATGGGCT